CGTGGATCTTTTATCTCTGATGAGAACACGAAACAGAACCACCATACACAGATCCGCTAGTAGATCTTGGGCGAGCAGAAGCTCGTTCAATATTCTATGCAACGGATCGAGTTCGGCCCCTTATGACAATGGGCCTTATTCGTTTAGCGTACCAATATCATGGACTGAAGAGACCATGACTGATGCGCTAGGCAAAGGTAATCCTCATCCCGTCTATCATAATAAAATAGACGTGACCATCAATGATTCGCCTTTCTTCGAAAGGCATCCCATTGGTGGCGGAATATCTGTGAACGTCGATTGGGCCGATATAGGCCCAAAAGCCGCTCATGGCAAGATGACTGATATGGGCCTTACGGTCCTTCCCATTCATCCTGCATTGCCTCCTGGTTGGTCGGTTTCTTCTATATCGTCCGCCCAAGAACAGAATCTTAAAGAATCTGTCCTTGAGCAAGCTCGTCAGCTTAAAGCTGACGTTCTCCTCAACTTAGTTGAGGCGAATCAGTTATGGCCTGCCGTACAGTCGCTTGCTACTAGTCTGCCAAATATGGCAGCTAATTGGAAGCGCATACGAAAGGTCATTAAGACTGCCAGTGGTGGCTATCTCGCCTGGAAGTTCGGGATTTCTCCCGTTCTATCAGACATGATGGCTATCCACAGGTATGTCCCGAAGCTAAAGAACGATTTGAAACGTCACGCCGAAGGTGAGAAATCTCGGTTTTCCAAATATGGAATTCTGCAGATGTCTTACGCTAAGGGGGATGTCTTAGACGGCAATATTGCTCGTCTATCCTTCCAAGGCCGTGTGTTGAACACGCCCTTGGTACGTTACGTTGTTGTAGTAAAACCGAAGATCCAGTATCAAACGGACCTCTTTCGAGGTCTGGATGGTATTATGTCTCGGTTCGCGTCTTCACCCGCTAGTTTGGCTTGGGAGAAAATTCCATTTTCTTTCGTGGCTGACTGGTTTGTGGACATGCGTGGAACGCTTCGAACTCTTGACAAGGCATTAGGATATTCTCCTTATGACGTGTTAAGTTTTACGAGGTCGTTAACCTACGGCGTCGCGATTGATTGCAATTGGAAGTATTATAATCCTTGCAACGGCAATATAATCATGGACGTCAGTGCTGGTACATCGGAATATAAGTCTTACACGAGATCTTTAGTTGACATGGGAGCAAATGCTCCCACTTGGCAACCGCGGTTCGGAAAGAATCAGGCCGGCATTTCTGCCGCTCTGATCGCACAACAATTAACTAAAGCTGTGCGCTAACCGTGTGAATACTGCAAAGTCTAAATCATCGTCTATTAAGACGGTGACTACAGTCGAATACATGTGGTTGTACAATCCCTCCTTCCATCACTGTTGTGTTGGTTGGATTGATCGTTCAATAGTACCATTTATTGCCTTTGAAAAGCAATACGTGAATCCTAACACATGTCTTACCCGGCCGATGACTACGATTAGTAGTCTAGGCCACTAGGGTATTGCAGGTTCAGCTCAGCTGACAGTACATAAACTCCATACAACCATGAATGCCGATCTGACATTCAATACTATCGTCTTCGCCAAGTCTTACGACTTGAAAGAAGAATCCCTCCGTCAGAGCGTTGCTCGAGGTGTTAACACCCCGGACAAGCTCGTCATCAAGTCTCAGGATTACGTTGATTCTGCTACGAAAGTGGCAGGTCAGCGTTTTACTGGACGTGTTGATCGGGTTGACATTGATGCCAATCTACAGGAGATTACAACCTCCGCGTATTTTGTCATCGCCGTGCCAAAGACCGCAACTCAAACGCAGATCGACAATGTTGTCGCTACGTTTAAGGCTGTGGTCGCTGACGCGAACTTTGTCACTCAGGTACTTGGTGGTCAAAAGTAATCGTTTTTACACGATTGCGTAGGACTACTAAGTAGATAGTGGTGCCCGGAGCCTAAAGCTCTAGGTTGAACTTCACAGATGGGCTTGTATGGAACTCCTAATATGCATGCTATAGAACATACATATGTTAGCCTGCTAGCGGATGTAGCTTCTTCATCAGGATTCTCTGAAATACGAGGATCTTATGAAGGGCTGCAATGGTGCCTAAACGAGGCTCCTAAGCTAGAGAAGTTAGTGTTGGCTTCAGTTGAAACTGGGTGTGAACTCAGTCTCGATCCGTTTCCAACATGGTTGCACAGACTCGCACTCGGGGCCTTAGTGGACCCGATGTTGATGAGAATGCTGCGACAACTTCTTCTGTTCTGCTATAAAGCCTACGTTACACATGATTCCAAAACGACAGTCAGGACGTTTGAAGGATTCCTTCAAACTAATCTTGATGTCAGGATGTTTAGTAACTCTATCGCAAGACAGAGTCCTAGACTTCTTGATATCGCTCGCCGTCACTGTCAATCAGTCCTCTACCGGTTCCGTGAGATGGCATTACTGCCCTCACACGGACCGGGAGCGGTTACCACCAGTAAAAACCGGTGGGAACATAGATACTCTACAATAGAGTCTCTATACCCCTATAGCGATTGGTATTCATTGTTTTACAATGAGGACCATCTCGCGAATTGGGATCTGGCTGAATGCAAGGACATTATCTCAGCGAAGCTCATAGCTGTCCCTAAAGACAGCCGTGGACCTCGTCTGATTTGTGTCCACCCGGCTGAAGCTATTTGGCTTCAGCAAGGCTTGCGACGCGAGCTGGAGAGATCTATATCTCTCTATCGTTCGGAACTTGGACCTTGGCCGAGAGGCCGGGTCCGTTTCGATGACCAGACTGCCAACGGATCCATTGCTATGTCTTCTAGTATATCTAGGCGTTATGCCACGATAGACATGAAGGAAGCTTCGGATCGCATCTCAGATGTTCTTGTACAGATCCTCTTTGGGAGGAAGTATAAGTTCTTCGGATGCAGTCGTGCTCAGGAATTCTACATTCCTTCTCAGACTGGGGTATTCCCTCAGACTGTGAAAGGGATGCTGAATTGCTACGCTCCTATGGGGAACGCAACAACGTTTCCTGTTCAGAGCTTAGTTTTCTGGAGCATCTGTGTAGCGTCATTGCAGCGCCTAGGGTTTCATCAACCCGGTGCTGTTTTTGTGTTCGGTGATGACATCATAATCCCGTCTGAATGTGCTGAGGAAGTCATAAACGACCTCGAATCATTCGGACTGCTCGTTAATAGGACAAAATCCTTTTGGCGAGGTGCCTTCCGCGAATCTTGTGGCGTCGACGCTTTTAAAGGCGTTGACGTAACTCCGGTTCGATGGAAGACAACGATAGATGCTGAACACTTAACGGGACTGCAGTCACTCTCGGACATCGCAATGCGTTTACGCATTGCGGGGTACGAGCAGGCTGCAGCTTCTGCATACTCCATACTGCGTCGCAGACTTCGCTCTCACGGTAAACAGTTATTCTTTACGAATAACCGTCAACACGGAGGTATTGCGGAGTTTACGACAAATGAAATCAACGTTTGGTCAGATGCCTTTTGGCACCGCGACCTGCAGTGGTTTCATAGTCCAGTATGGCGTCTCGAGTCCCTTACTCCTTCGAGGAAGGGCAGTGAATGGAATCACGTTCTCGAGTCAGTGTGCTCTCTCGAGCGCACAGGCAGAAGCTCAATTCCGGCAAGGACCGTCTCTCGACGTTCCAGGCTGAATCGAGGGTGGATAACAATACCTTAACAATGGTATTGTTGGCATTTGGTCTTAATTGACCTTATGGCTATGTCTTCTTCTTGAAGAACATAACAGGGA